TCTTCTCAATCTTCACCAATGTCGGCTTTCCGTCCCTCAGTTGCACTGTAATAGTACCATACTGCACCGGCCACTTGATTTGTGCAAGTGCCTGTATCAGTGCTGCTTCTTCGGGTGTCATTTCTTCATCATCACCGGCGCAAGCGCGCACCGACACGCGGGATGTTGGGGGGGTGCCATCGCCCCACTGACGAACGCTTGATTGACCGCTATCACGCCCTGGTCCTCGTTAGCCTGACACTCGTCGCTCACGAGGTCGTCGCCCGATGTGACCCATTCCTTGCCTTCGATGCCCATGTCGTTCATAGCGTCGAGACTTCCCTGTGATAATGCCGAGGCTGTCTCGGTCCGCGCAATCATGTATGCCCTGCCCTGCTGCGTGAGACCTTTGATCGCGCTAGGTTTGCCTCTGCCCATCCAGCCGAGCTCGCGCTTGATGTCGGTCGCAAGCCCCCCAGGTCCCCGCTTGTTGGCAATGCCGTCACTGATGACTTTCGCGAGACGGTCTTTCGTCTCTGCGTCCAGTCTGGTGACCAGTTTGGCGCTGTGCTGCTGTGCCCACTTGATAGCAGCCTCCATCGGCGGGCCTTCATACGCTATTGGGATGCCAGCAGCGGTCTTGCCCCACGATACCATCTCGGCGGAGGCCGACACGTAGCTATCTACGATTTCGCGTTCCAGCCTCTCTCTCAGCATCCTTCGGAATGCCTCAAGTAGCGCCTTTAGGATGTCGTCGATATCGTCAGACTGGCTCATTGGCCTCCAGTACCTTCTCAGTGGCTGTCAGCATTTCGCCCTCACCAGCATCTGGACTTCGGGGTTTATGGCATTGACAACCGATAGCAAGATACCGTTGAACATCTTGCTGTTCTCTGCGTCGTCTGGCCGAAGTTCGCGCAGCAGTTCAAGGTCTGCCAGCGTTTTCAACTCAGCGTACAGTTCCTCAGTGCCTACTCCTGTCTGCTTGATGCGGTCGACGATGCCTTGCTTCTCGGCGATAGCTTCTTCAACCATGTCCTTCAAGGTATCCATGTGGTTCCTCCCGCAGTGCCAGACGCGTATGTGTCTGTCAGTTCGCCCGTCATCTCGGCCTTCAACGACGTGCTGAATGCCGCCAATAGCGGGTCGAGGACGCCTCTGATGTCAGATAGTTCGCTCATTCAGGCTCGCCTCTTGGTCGAATCTGTACAACCTCGCCATCATGCACATTCAGTGGCTTGTCAAACTCAATGCGACCAAGACATATGGTGTCAGCGAGTTTCTTGTTGCCCTGATAACATTTTGAAAATGAGATAGTTACACCCGTGGAGTCAATCACCTCGTCGCCTTTGACTAGGACTGCTATGTGCGCCTCGTTGCCCATCATTCCACCTCCACATGCCGATTATACAGAACCTCCACGGCACCATACGGGAACGCCTGCTCCAGCGCCTTGAAGTACGCTTTCAGCCTACGTTCAAGCCTTTCTGCCCTTCGGACGTTTGCGGGGCTTTGTGGATTTGCGGGTATACGGCTTTCGAGCAGGCTTATCAGGCTGTTCAATTCCGTGGTCAATGTCGGCATTGCTTGCCTCCTCTGCGTCCGGCAAAGTGCCTATCCCGTGACAGGCCGTGCATTGCGCCTGTATCAGTCCATAATTGTGCTCGATGAATCCCTTGCCGCCGCATTCTAGGCACTTCATGGGGGCCTCCTGTGGCGCTTCGGGCTGAGCTGGCTCAATGCGGGCCAGCAGCCACCTGCTGCCAAGTTCGGGCATCTCGTCGGTGTTCACTTCGGTTGCGTCAGCGCGCATACGCCGAATCACATCGTCCAGCGTTAGCGCCTCGGGCTTGATATAGTCGAATAGTTCCCAAACGGCCCCGGCCACACGACGTTCTTGCTGCTCCGTCATCACGGTCAGTCTCATGCCTTCCTCCCTCTGTCTAATGCTTCCGCTATGCGTTTCAGCGACTTGATGGCCGCTGCTTCCTGGTTGCCTTCTGGGCCTTCCGCAGCCTTGTTCATGTCCTCAATGACCTGCGCCGTGTCGTTGATGCCGAGTGCCATCAGAGCCTGTTGCAGCACGTCGTCTGATGTGGCCAGTTGTGGGAATACCATGACGACCTTGCTCAGCGCGTCGGCTGCTGCCAGCGCGTCTTCTGGCGCTATCGGTGGGAAGTCCATGTCGACGTACCATGCGTCTGGCGGCACGCCGTTGTACTCCAGCACAACCTCGTTGATGTCCTGGTACGCGCCTGCCCAGACCTGCTGATACGAACTGAACATCTTGAGCATCGGCAATTCAACGGTCTGCGCTGTCGCCAGCGAGCCTGTCGATATGTCGCCGAAGTATTGCTCGGGTATCCCGACCGACGAGCAGATTTGCAGCTTTATCATCCGCCCGTCCTGCCATGCGTTCGATGCCCCAGTATCGGTCTTGATGGGCGTGGTGCTTGACCCAAGATTCTCGAACAGGTGCGACCCTGCGGGGATTTCCTTCTCGTCGGTCTTGGCCTTGATGGCGTTGACCGAGCTTTGCCCGCCCGTGACTTTAGTCTGCCAGGCGAACCGCGCCAGGGCGAGCATTATCGAGATTCTGGATGCGAGGAACCTTCGGTACTGCGTTATCCAGTCCAATGCCGGCAGCAACAGCGGATTGCCCCGCTGGCTGATGGTGTTATAGGGCAGGTGGTAAACGAGAGCGTCCTGTGACTTCTGGACCGAGGCTCCAGCCGCATCCTTGCACGGCTCGTCCTTGATGTTGTAGATGCTGCGGTAGTAGGCCGCTTTCGGTTCGCCTTGCGGTGTTGACCATTCCCGCTTGTAGTACCGCACGTCGGCAGCGTCGTCGGGGTTGGTGATTATCTCTGTGATTTCCAGCGGGTCGATGTAGCGGATTCTAGTCTCCCGTCCGAGGAAGATGGCGAAGAACGCCTCTCCGTCAATCAGCAGCTTATTGGAACCGAGCCTCTGGCCGGTAGGTGATAGAACGCTTCGATTCGCCCGGGCATCCCAGAACGCCTCAAGCGCCTTCTTGGTCTGCTTGTTCTGCTCCGGCACGCTCCACGTCATGCCCCGACCGAACGAGTAGTCAGTCCACAACCTGATTGACTGCTTGCCGAGCGGGTCACGCACTGCGTACAGGCGGGAGAGTTTCAGGTTAGTTGTCCGCTGAGAACTCGTGATGATTACGGACTGCTGGCTGTAGTTGGTCCAGCCCGCGTCTTCTAGAGCCAAGAGGTCTTCGACTGTCTGCGTGGCCTCCTGCATACGCTGGTCTTCGTTCACCATCTGCCGGACCGACTTGATATCTTCGTTAGCCATTCGTCACCTCTTGCTCTGTGATGTCCACGCCAGCCACGTGCCATCGGTATATTGTGGCTTCCGGACAAGGGCCTCAAATATCTTCGCCCACTCTTCGTGGTCCTCTGGCCGTGCTATAAAGCCATGTATGTCGGCTTTCTCTCCGCGCAATAACTGCCAGGCGCGCCTCAACCTCATGCGAAACGGGAGGTACATCAGGGAAAAGTCGAAGCTGACTTCCCTCACTATGCCATTGTCGTTCCAGATGCCCACGTCCATGATGTGTTCGCGGTCGCCACAATCACAGGAGAAGCGCTCCCACTCTAGTTCGTCATCCTTGAACATCTTGTCCATTCGTCACCTCATAATGCGTCACAGGCGACGGTTTGGAGCCGCCGCCCGTGCGCGCCCTGAATCCGAAGATGCAGGGGAAATAGTGGCGAATCATCCCTAGCAGACCCGCCCTGCCAATCGTGCGCCGCGCTTGCCACGCGTTGATACTCCGCACGAGGGCAGCAGTATTCTCCCATGCTAGGAAGGGAGGGCAAGGCTATATTCACCTCTTGCGACCTTTCACCGGTTTCATTATATGCCAGCAGAACTGCAATCTGGCCTTGAACGGCCACTGCCTGACCATGACAACGTACTCAAGAAACTGCCTGCGTGAGTACTTGCGAATCTTCCGTGCCACGCGGCTGTTCATCGGAGTGGTGGCCTCGTGCAGCAACGTGGGCGTTCCTTTGTTTCTTTATCTCTTTCCTTGTAGGCAGGCCACTGTGGCCGCCACCCCTCTTTGATGCCCACGCTGGCAGAATGCCCCGGTGGCGGAGGTGGCGGGCCAGCGGATACAGGCTCCCCGTCAAACTCTATGCCACCAAGCCCTGCGACTACAGTAGCGCTGCGGAGTAGCAGTTTCGCCAGCCACAAGCGCACTGTCATGCGCTGCATCCCCTTGATACGAACGTGCATGACGATGTCCTTCACCAGGTCTGCTGCGTCAAATTCTGCCTTCATGTGCCTCCCTACGTAATCAAGATATGGTCAGTCCCTGCAGCAAGGTTCCTCTCTATCGTGACGCGCAGCCCCTCGCTAGGGTAAACGTCAATGTAGATGACGTGTGTGTCTTCGCTGATTGCCTGTTCCTTCAACTGCCTGTCAACTTCCGCCTTGAACTCTTGCCAGGTCATTGTGCCCTCCTCAGTTCATTCAGGATAGCCTTCAACGTCTCGGCAATCTCCAGAATGACGGCGCTCGGCGGCGGTGAGTCATATCTCGCACCACAGTGACACCTTTCGGGTTGCACCTTGCTTCCAGTGTCATGTCCGCACCATCGACAGTGATAATACATTGAATGTGCCCTCCCTCACCTCAAATCCATATTCACGCCCTCGGCCTGCATGCTGTCATGCACCACGACGATGTCGCGCTCTAC